CGCTCGGTCGGCCGCATTGAAGCCGACATGAACGACAAGATCGCGCTGATCAAGGAGCGCTACGAAAAGCAGGCCATACCCATGGCGGAACGGGCGCGCGAACTGACCGGCGGGCTGCAATTGTGGTGCGCGGCGAACCGCGAAGCCCTAACCGGCGGCAAGGTGAAAAGCGCCAACCTCGGCACTGGCGAGGTCGAATGGCGCAACCTTCCGCCGAAAGTGACCATCCGGGACGCGGAAAATGTGCTGGCCCAGATTGAGAAACTCGGTTTGACCGCCTTCGCCCGCGTCAAAACCGAGATCAACAAGGAAGCCATGCTGGCCGACGCTGACAAGGCGCGCCTGCTCAAGGGCGTCACCATTGGCTCCGCTGGCGAGCAGTTTGTAGTGAAGCCATTCGAGGTCGAACTGGACGGGGGGAAGGCATGAGCAAGCACCCTCCGAAAACGCAAGAATTGCTAATTGTCTACTGGGAATGGGACGAGAAATCCCCTCATGCAGGCGGAAAATTTTGGGCGGCCCACGCGATCAGGGACGATGGCAGGCTCGAAGATTGGTGGAAACTTGGCTTGCGCCCGTTAGGAGCTTCGCGAGTTGTTGTTACCGAAGGAATTGGCCTCGAATTGCTGCCGCCCAAAATTCGGGAGGGCGCGTGATGAGCAATCCAGCAATTGAATATTTGGTTCGTGTTTTTCTCACCTCCGAGATCGCGAATTGCGGCGTGCACATCACGGTAAAAAGTCCAGTTCCGCTGCCTGCAGTGTCTGAAACCATTGACGGCACCAAGCTGCTCGAAGCGTCAGGCGTCGCCTATGAGGGTCTTCTGAAAATGGCGACCGATTGGCGTCTCATGACTGCCGAAGAAGTTGCCGAATATAAAGAAGAGGAGGACGATTGATGGCCAATGTCCACCTCAAGCACTCGAACCAAAATCCGGCCGATTACACCGATGAAACGGGCACAGTTCATCCCGTTGAAATTCTGAAATTCATGGGTGATCAGGCTCTCATTGCGATTGTGCGGCCAAATATAACGCGTGAACAGGCCGAAAAACGCACTGTGTCGGTTGAGCGATTGAAACAGGTTCGGAGGCGGTCATGAACCACGGCCCCCTCCTGCTGGCCTCGGTCACCTACGCCGCTGCGGCTGCCATCGCGTTCTTCGTCTTTCATGACTGGTTCGCTTATGTGTGCGCCTGCATTTGCGCCGGACTTAGCTTCGGCACCTTCGTCGCCTATCGCCGGTTCACCAAAGCCGACCGCGCGAAAACTGACATTGAAATCCAGCGCGACGAAGCGCTGGAGCAGTTCATTCGGGAGTGGTGAGCCATGACAAACCCCGCCCAACTCAAAATGATCCACACCCTTCGCCGTCAGGTGGAGGGCATGGACGATGATGCCTATCGCGGCCTGCTGCAGACAAAATATCGGGTCGTCTCGTCAAAAGACCTCACCGACGATCAGGCTAAAACTCTGATCGATGACCTCAAGCGTCGGGGTGGCCGCTCGGCTGCCCAAACCGCGACGGGCAAATATGCGCCGATCCTGAAAGCCCTGTGGCTCACTGGCTGGAACCTCGGCATTGTCTGGTCAAAGGACGATACGGCGCTGATGAAGTTTGTCGAACGGCAGACCAAAATCAGCCACACGCGGTTTCTGACCGATCCGGACGCAGCAAAGCGGGCGATTGAAGCCCTCAAAAAATGGTTGGCACGCGATGGCGGCGTGGTTTGGCCATCAGGCGGACTCGACGGTGTCGAGATCAAAAAGGAAGTCATCCGCGCGATCGGCACCAAGATGATCGCGGTGGGCGCATTTCAGCCTTACATGCGCGACGGAATATTCCGGTTTTCTGACTTCGAAAATTACGGCTATGGCAACCAGCGGGACCGGCTTCCGGCCAGCTTTTTTCGCTATGAGCTGGCCGATTACGACCGGCTGGCGGCTCTCATGGGCGCGCGCCTGCGGGCGACGCTGGCAAAGCAGGCAGCGGCAAAGAGGGACGTATGAGCGATATGTCCCTTGCAGCAAAGCTCCGTGAGCGCGTGGATGAACTGGAGGAGGAAGTGCGCCAGCTTCGAGATATGCTGGTGCCGCCAGTTGCGTTCGATCCTGAATTTCAGTTGACGGCGAGTGCGACGGCTATCCTGTCCTTTTTGCTTGCCCGATCGCCGATGCCCGTAAAAAGAGAGAGCATTTTCGACGCGATCTATCTTTCCGAGAATGGGCAAGACGTCAAAATCATTGATGTCTACATTTGCAAATTGCGCGCGAAATTGCCCTCAGGCATCAAAATATCCACCCAATGGGGCGTCGGGTTTTATCTGGATAGGGAAAGCGCCCGGCGCTTACGCAGCCACATCATCACACCGGATCATGTTCCGTCATTGCCGAAGGTTAAGGCAAATGTCTGAACACGCACCATTGCCCGGAATTCTCGGTGACATCGAAGCCGCGGCTGGACGCGAAGCCGCGATCAAGCTGGCGCGCGCTCGCGGCGGCAGCCGGGTTCATATTCCGGGCAAGGCGTTGGACGGCCATTGGCTGACCGAACTGGTCGGTATGGAGGCGGCAATCAAGATTTGCTGGCTGTTTCGCAACGCCGGACAAGGCGGTTCCTATGTCAAGATTTCGCGCGGGCACCACGCCATAGCACGTCAGGAAATACCGGTTTTGCTGGCAAAAGGCTGGTCGAATGATCGGATCGCCCTGCATCTGGGCGTCGATTTGTCCACGGTGCAAAGAGAGCGCGCCAAGCTGCGCGGCACGGCTCAATTGAGCATGTTTTAGCGGCTTTAAATTCATCTGCCGGTCGCGGCGCGGCCGGTAAAATCCCGCAATAAATCCTCAAGATGATCGTCAAGGTGGCTGATTTTTTCAAGTCGCGCAAGACGGGGTCATGAATGTTTGAGGTTAAAAATCATCTTCTCGAGATTGGCGGCCAACTCGTCAGTCAAATTTCCAGCCCCAACCATGGCGGCGAGATGCATCCCAGTTTGCTGGTGATGCATTATACCGGTTCACCCTCTACCTCCGGCGCAATTCACACGCTGACCGATGGTGCTGCACAGAACCGTGTTTCGGCACATCTGGTCATTTCGCCCGAGGGCAAGATCACCCAACTGGTGCCATTCAACCTTGAGGCGTGGCACGCCGGGATTTCCAGCTGGCGTTATCATCAGGGCTGCAACCGGTTCTCAATCGGTATCGAGATGGTCAATTCTGGCCTGTTGGGGCGCGCGGCAGCTGGCGGATTTTATGACCGCCTGACCCATAAGCCGATTGATACGCATCAGGTGGCGCTGGCCGAACACAAGCACGGCGGCGGCGTGCAGCCGTGGGAAATCTATCCGCCCGCCCAGATCGAGGCGGCGATCGGCGCAGCAACCGCCATCATCAAGGCTTACGGCATCAAGGACATTGCCGGCCATGACGATATTTCGCCAGGTCGCAAAATTGATCCCGGTCCGGCATGGCCGATGGTGAGTTTTCAGTCGCGCGTATTCGGGCGGCAATAAAGCGAAGAGGCCGTCATGTCGGCGGCCAAAATAGGCGAAACAGGAGATTGTCATGAATTTTACGAATATTATCGGCAACGGTAAAACCTTCACCGGCGCTATTCTGCTCGCTTTGGCTGGCATCGCCAACCAGTTTGGCTGGTTGCCAGCAGGCCTGCATGTTGATGTTTCAGCACCGCAGGCCATTGCCCAGGCACTCATTGCTGTCGGCCTCGGCGCTAAATTGCAGTCGCTGATCGCGTTGCTGCAGCCCAAGACCTGACCATGAAACGGTCTTTTGAAAGCCTCGTTGCCGAGGCCGTCGAAAAGCGGGCCGAAATTCGAGTGAAGCCGGAGCGCGATCCGCGCACCGGCAACCTCGTCTTTATCGCTCATCTGCATGGGCTGGCTTCTGCCTATTCACGTTTCCTGATTACGGGGAGCGTGATCACGCCAATCGAGCGGGAGCCGTCCAATGGGTAGTCTTGCCGGCATCGTCACTCTCGTCATTGAGGCCATCGTCAAATTTATGGGCTTCGAGGCTAGCCGTCAGAGCGGCGCTGATCGGCAGGAAGCCAAAAAAGATGGCGCAACCGCCGCCGAGAATGAAACCCTGATTGTGATTACGGAGACCTCGGATGCTCAGGCGCAAAATAATGTTCGTCCCCGCGATCCTGATGGGGTTGCTCAGCGGCTGCGCGACAGCGCCGCTGCCGCCTCCCGAACCGGCCCTGCAGACGCAGGCGGAAAGCCCGCCCAGCCGAAAGGCTGAAATTCGTGCCAAGCTCGCCCCGCTTTGCGGAACTCCAACCAACTGGACGCCGGATCAGATGCTCAGCGTGGCCGATACAATCGAAAAACATAGCGACGAACCGGGTATGAAACTGCTGCCATCTGAGTGGGAGCGGCTCAACGAGGCCGTCAAAATCTGCCGCGGCAAGAGTGGGGCCAGCCAATGAATTCGACGGATTACGGAAATTTTGCCCAGATCGGTTCGTTAATTTTCACTATCATCACGTTTATTTACATGATCATCGTGTCGCGCTCGAAGGCGTCTGACTTGCGCGTCACCAGCCTCGAAAAGGCCAACGGAGATCAGGACGCCAAGATCGCCAGTATCGAAACCAGAATACAGGTTTTGCCAACGCTCGAACAGTCCAAGACCCATCAGGAAGCCAAAATGGCGCGGATGGAAACGGAGCTTAAAGCTCTGCCCCGGACGGATCAGATGCATGGCATGGAGATGCTGCTGGCGGAGATGCAGGGCGAATTGAAGGTGGTCGTCGAGCGCATCAAACCCATTGGCGCGACGATGGAGCGGCTACAGGAATTTATGACCTCAACCGCCGCCGAAAACCTCAAGAATGGCCGTAGGCCGAGGGCAGACACATGAATTTCGACGACATGATCCGCGAAGAGGCCCGGTTGATCCTGCTTAGGACGCTGGGGGAGGAAACCAACGAAACGCTCAACAGTGAACTGTTGCGTCGCTCGCTGGAGGTTTTTGGCATCACCCGTCCGCGCGACTGGGTGCACGAGGAGCTTGGCTATCTCAAACAAATGGGCGCTGTGACCCTGAATGCAGTGGGTACGGTCATCATTGCCAGCCTGACCGACAAGGGACGCGATCATCTGGCCCGAGCCATCAAAATCACCGGTGTAAAACAGCCCAGCCGATCGGGAGGCTGAAATGGGGCGCGACGGACGTGGGCGGCTGTGCTCGATGGATCTGATCCCGGATGACGGGCAGGACGATATTTTCTGGGCACTGCAGGAACTGAACGCACGCAAGCGCTCGCAAGCCGATATTCTGTTCGAATTGAATGACCGGCTGGCGGTCAAGGGGATCGATCCGATTTCCAAATCGGCCTTCAACCGCAAGGCCGTTCGCTTAGCTCTGCACGGTCGCAAAACCAAGGAACAGCGCGAGCTTTTTGCCGGGATCGCCGACCAGTTCACACCGGACGCCGTTGACCAGGGCAATATCGTACTGGGAGAACTGATCAAGATTTTGATTACCGATATTCTGGATGACGGTTCATCGACAATTTCTTCCAAGGGCGCGATGGAACTCGCCCGCGGCTACCGCGACATCATCATGGGTCAGAACGTCTCGGCTGACCGGCGCTCGAAGCTGGAAAAGCAGTTTGCGGAAAAAACGGCGACGGCCATCGATAGCGTTGGCAAAAAACGCGGCCTGTCGACCGATACAATCGAGACGATCAAGAGCGAAATCCTCGGCATCAAGCGGGAATAGATATGTCTGCACCTGTGCGCCATTCCGGCCTCGCCGCGCGTCTGATCACTGCCGAGGAGTGGAAAGAGCATCGCCTCGAGGCGCTGAAACTTGCACCGGAAATGTTCGCCGGAGCGAAGTCGATCGGCGACGTGCTTTTGTCCTATCAAAAGAAACTGCTGACCACGACCGCCCATAATGCGGTCACGATTGTCGAAAAATCCCGCCGCACCGGCGTGACCTGGGCTGCGGGTGCCGATGCTGTGTTGACCTCGGCAGCTGCGCGCGACGCGCGCGGCATGGATACTCTTTATATTGGCTACAATCTCGACATGGCCCGCGAATTTATCGATACCTGTGCGATGTGGGCGCGGGCCTTTAATCAGGCGACCACAGATGGCGGCGTCGAAGAGTTCATGTTCGATGACGGCGAGATCGATAAAAATATCCGGGCGTTTCGCATTCGCTTTGCCTCCGGCTTTGAAATCGTCGCACTGGCGTCGCGGCCGCGCTCGCTTCGCGGGCGTCAGGGCTATGTGATTATTGATGAGGCGGCGTTCCACGACGATCTTGAAGAGCTGATCAAGGCGGCGATCGCGCTGCTGATCTGGGGCGGCAAGGTGTTGATCATCTCGACCCATAATGGCGAGAGCAACTATTACAACACATTGTTGAACGACGCCCGCGCCGGTCGCAAGCCCTATGCGATTTTACGGGTCGATTTTGATGAGGCTCTGCATCAGGGGCTCTATCAGCGCATTGCCGAGGTCAAGGGCGAGGTCTGGAGCGTTGAAAAGGAGGCCGATTGGCGCTCGGAAATTATCGCCTTCTACGGTGACGGCGCCGATGAAGAACTGTTTTGTATCCCGGCCCAGTCCGGCGGCGCATGGTTGCCGTTGCCGTTGATCGAGGCCCGGTCGCAAAAGGACATTCTGGTATTGCGTCTGCAGCGCCCGGATGAATTCACCCATTGGCCGGAGCACTTGCGGCGTGTCGATATTCGGGACTGGTGCGAGCGCGAGCTGCTGCCGATCCTCAAAAATCTTGACCCGGCCATTGCCCATTATCTGGGCGGCGATATTGCCCGCGTTTCCGACTTGACGGTCTATTGGCCGCTGGCAAGACAACGCACCACCAGAGTGACGACGCCCTTTGTGATTGAACTGCGCAATCTGCCCTTTGACGCTCAGTTTCAAATTCTCTGCTACGTACTCGACCGGTTGCCGCGGCTATCGGGTGCGGGGCTGGATGCAACCGGTCTTGGCTCGGCTATGGCCGAACAGGCTGCACAAAAATACGGTCGCATTGACGAAGAGACCCTGCTGGTCGAGGAGGTCAAGTTTTCGCAAAGCTGGTATTTGCAAAATATGCCGCCGCTGAAGGCTGCTTTCGAAGACAATATGATCGTTATTCCCCTCGACACGGAAATTCAATCCGATCTGCGACTCGTCGAAGTGCGGAACGGCATTGCCCGCGTGCCGGATTTGCGGTCGGGCGAACATAAAAACCGCCACGGTGACGCCACTGTCGCTCTGGCTTTGGCTTTTGCTGCCAGCCGTCGACGCGCGATTGCCTATGATTACACGTCACTGGATGATCTGCGCGAAACACACTTCCATGACGATGATGTTTTGCCCAGGAGAGGTTTATGGTAGCCCAGCTTTTAGGCCCGGATGGGCAACCCATTTCGTCAGGCGTATTGCGCTCGACCATTGCCGAGCCGCAAATTGGCGGCATTCGCAACATCTTTTCCGAATTTATGGCTCCCGGTCTGTCGCCGGAACGGCTTGCTTCGATCTTGCGCAATGCGGCTGAAGGGTTTGGCCGCGATTATCTGACGCTCGCCGAAGAAATGGAAGAGCGCGAGTTGCATTACGCCGCCGTGCTGCGCCAGCGCAAGCTGGCCGTGGCCGGGATCGCGCCAGTGCTCGACGAGGACGACAGTTCGGCAAAAATTCGGGAGAACGTCGGTCAGTTGATCAATGACCCGCAGGTTTACGGCATGGTCGTCGACATGCTGGACGGTTTGGCCAAAGGCTATTCGGTGATCGAAATTGAATGGGGCGAACGTGACGGAATGTGGTGGCCGATGGCCTATCATCATCGTGATCCTCGCCTGTTCGTGTTCGATATTCGCACCAAATCCGAGGTGCGCCTGGCCGTTGACGGATTGATTGAAGGCACCGAATTGCCGCAGGGCAAGTTCATTGTCCATAAGCCCAAGCTGAAAACCGGCATCCCTTTGCGTGGTGGTCTGGCGCGCTCCGCCGCCTTCGCCTTCATGATCAAGAGTTTCACACTCAAGGACTGGCTGGCTTTCTGCGAGGTCTACGGTATGCCGATCCGCCTCGGCAAATATCATGCCGGGGCAAGCGAGACTGATCGCCGTGCTTTATTGCGTGCCGTGGCCTCCATTGGTTCTGACGCCGCCGCCATTATCCCCGAAAGCATGCAGATCGAATTTATCGAGACAAAAATGTCGGGGGCAAGCGATATTGCCTTCGAGAAATTGGCGCGGTTTGTCGACGAACAGGTGAGCAAGCTGGTTCAGGGCCAGACCATGACCTCGGACAATGGCTCGTCCCGCTCGCAGGCGACCGTGCATAACGAGGTCCGTCTCGAATTGACCGAAGCGGATACGCGCGACGCGGCCAAAACGCTCAACCGTGATTTGATCCCGTGGTTTGTCGCGTTGAATTTTGGTCCCCAGAAGAAATACCCGCAGGTGCGACTGCCGGTGGCTAAACCGGAAGACATCAAAGTTTTGACCGAGGCGCTCGACGTATTGGTGCCGATGGGCATGGAAGTTTCAGAGGCCGAAGCGCGTTCAAAACTGGGGTTGCGGGACCCGAAAAAGGGCGAAAAATTACTGGTGGCGGCAAAGCCAGCGCCGACGTTGCCGCTCGATAATCCGGTCACCGCCGAATTGACCAGCGTTCAACCGGGCAAAGTGGGCCTGCCGGTGGCCAAGGGCTTCGTGGCCTTGGCCCGCGCCGACGGACGTCTCGCCGCCGAAATCACCGACGATGAAATCGAGGAAGAAGCCCTGTCGGGCTGGCAAAAGCAGGTTGATCCTTTGCTTGCAGCGGTGCAGGAAGCCGCCGACAAATCCGAGAATTTTCAGGAATTCCTCGCCGCACTGGATCAACTGCAGGCCGGTCTACCAGTGGATGAATTGATGAAAGGCCTGTTTAAAGCTGGTTTAAAGGCACGGATGGGCGGCGCGGCCAATGGCTGATTTTTCGCAAGCACCGGCTGAAGAACAGGGGCATCTGCGCGCAAAAGGCCAGCGCGAGACCTGGTCGTGGAAGGATTTCCAGTTTGACGAGCACGCGGCCTCTTTTACGGTGGCCAAAACAGCCGGTTATGATGTGCTCGGCGACATTCGCAAAGCGGCGCAGGACGCCATAGACAACCGTGTCAGCTTCGATGAATTCCGGGCCAAACTGACGCCAGTTCTGCAGGCCAAGGGCTGGTGGGGTAAAAAGCAGGGTGTTGACCCGACAACCGGCGAAATAACTGACGTGCAACTTGGCTCGCCGCGCCGCCTCAAAACCATTTACTGGGCCAATATCCGCGCGGCGCGCGCCGCTTCCGAATGGGAGCGGGCCCAGCACACCAAGATCGGATTGCCGTTTTTTGAATATCTCCATACGACGGCAGCACATCCTCGAGAACAACATCTGGCATGGGTGGGCATTATCTTGCCGGTGGACGATCAATGGTGGGACGCTCACTTCCCGCCCAGCGCGTGGCTATGTGAATGCCGGGTGCTGCAAATCAGCCGCTCGGAAGCCCGGCGCAAAGGCTACGATCCTGACCGGCGTCCCGCCTATGAAGGCCAAACCAAAATCTGGCGCAATGACCGGACCGGCGAAACCCGCAGCATTCCCGTCGGTGTCGACCCCGGCTGGGACAATAACCCAGGCAAATATCGTTTCGACAATCTGCGCAGGCTCTGGGATGACAAGCTCTCCGGAGCGACACCGGAACAAAAACGCATTGCGGCTGAGGATATGACCCGTCAACCAATTTTTGAAACCATCGCCAAGGGTAAAGCCCCTTACGACAATTCGCCGGCCAATAACGATCCATTGAACCGGGAGCGCGGCCAATTTGCCATTCCGGTGGCCGCATTGCCTGAGGCGGTGGCCAAGGCAATGGAAACCGACGCGGGGATTGTCAAACTCTCGGTCTCCAACGGCGTCAAACAGGCCGACCGGCACCCGGACCTCACTATGGCGGATTACCGCCGGGTGCAACTGGCGCTCGATGCCGCTTCGGCCAAGTGGTTATGGGAACCTGCCAAACGCCAGCTTCATATTGCAGCTGATCTGGTCGACTATTCAGTCAAGGTTCTGTTGCGCCGGACGGCGACGGCCAGGGAAGTCTTCCTGCAAAGTTTTCACATTATCGACAAGGGCAAGGCGTTGGAAAAATTACGGCAGAAAGAGAAGTCGCTGCTGGGGAACAACGAAGCTGCAATCTGGAAGAAAGGGGAGTGACCTCTCGGCGCAGGCAGGACGCTGCGGCGGACAAATGTCCGTAGACCCGTTTTCCGAGAGGCCCGTTTTCTATATCGCAATATGCGCTAAATTGCAATTCGGCGGGCAAATCCAAATTCCGATTTAAAGCCTCGCTGGGCCTTGGTGATGCAGTTGCCCCCGCCACCGTCCTCGCAGCCTAATAAATCCCGCCCATAGCTTTAAATGGGCCTTTAATTTTGATCCATTCAGCAGGGCGTAGGGCACGCCTGCCGGTTCAAAACATTTCGGAATGATTTTGGATTGCCGGTCGCGGAGCGGTCGGGAGAATGCATCACCGACAGGCACAGGATGCGCTCATGACGCATCGCCTGTCCAGCCCCAATCTTTCTCTCGGTCTCTGCCATAGTGCCGACCCTGCTGCCGTTCTGGCGGTGGGCGACATGATCGCCCTGGCCTTTGACGGTGAGGTGCTGCCCGAATGGATCCAGTTGTTTCCTGCAGGTCCTGAAATCGTCGCCCGGGATGGCCGCAAATGGCGGCTCGATTATCCGGATCGGGTTATTGCAGCTTTCGCGGCGCATCGTGCCGACCTGCCTGTCGACATTAATCATTCGACCGAGCTTAAGGTGCCTAAGGGCGAACCCGCTCCGGCGGCGGGCTGGATCAAACAGGTTGCTTTGCGCGACGGCGCGCTTTGCGCCCGCGTTGACTGGACGGTGCTTGGCCGCGAAGGCCTGAGTGCCAAAACCTACCGCTATCTCTCACCGGCCTTTTTATTCGACAAGGACGGTCAGATCGTCTCGCTGCGCTCGGCCGCGCTGGTCACCAGCCCGGCACTGGTGATGCCGGCACTTGCCACCCGACAAAATTCAGACCCCAACCCGGAGACCCCGATGAAATATACGCTCGCGCTATGTGCCGCCCTCGGCCTGCCCACCACGCTGGTCGGCACGGAAATGACTGAGGCGCATCTTCTTGAAGCCATCAATGCCGCGAAAACTCCGGCGCTGGCCGCGTTCGCGCCGCGTGCCGATCTCGATCTGGCTCTGGCCAGCAAGGTCGCTGCCGAGCAGGCTCTGGCGACCCATCTCAAGGCTGGGCGCGATGCAGAAGTGAACGCCCTTCTCGATGGCGCTGTGCGGGACGGCAAAGTCGCCCCGGCTTCCCGCGCTCATTACCAGGCGCTGTGCTCAACCGACGACGGTTTTGCTGAAGTCAAAAAACTGGTCGCGGCTCACCCGTCCTTTTTCAAGCCCGTTGCGAACAACGGCACCGGTGCTGATCAGAACGTCGCGCTCACCGCCGAAGAGCGGACGGTCATTGCCGCGTTGGGCATTTCCGAAGCCGACTTCCTCGCCACCCGTGCCCTGCAGCCCGTCTAGGCACACTCCCCTTTCTCATTTTGAGGTTTTGAAATGTCCCTTACCGCTCCCCGCGCCACCAATGAAATGCTGACTGCCCGTCACCGCTCGTTGCCGATGGCCGCCAATACCAAACTCTGGCAGGGCTCGATTGCCATGCTGGTCAATGGCCTTGTTCAACCCGGCAGCGCGATTGCGGCGGGCATCGCGCTCGGTTGCGCCGATTTCACGGCAGATAATTCGACCGGGGCGGCGGGTGCCATCAACGCCAATGTGAAGCGCGGCGTCTTCAACTACGCCAATGCCGCCGCCGATCCGGTGCTC